TACACGTAGAAGCTGAGTAGGATTAATAACAGTATATATTTTACTGTTAGTAAAATTAAAAATATAATCCGTATTATCTGCGTATCCTAAATCTTCTTTATTAAAAACCTCAATTGATTTTATAACATTTGAAGTAGTTTCTTTAAATGTTACTTCTATATCCTTAACTAAAGGACCACCACTATTAAATGTTACGTTTACACTATTAAATGAATTAACCATCCCTTCATTAAGACCACTACTTAAAGAATAATCAAAAGGTTTAGGAATAAAAGCAGGTTCACTAAACTGTGAAAGTGCAGAATACTCACCATCTTCATATTTGTATCTGTATGCGAACGTTATAAATCTTTCTTCTAAAAAGTTTTCATCTCCAGATAAATTTACTAATTGAAATTCAGGAGATTTTGTTGGAGGTTTTTTTATAACAAGTAGTTGTTCTTCTAAAAAGGAAGCTGCAGAATCATAGTTTCTAGTTATATTTATAACTCTTGGCTGATTATAATTATCAGTCCAAAACAATAAATCCTCTACTCTATTAACTCCTGTTATTAAAAAATCTGGATTAAAATTTAAAACAGTTTTTGTTACGTCAGCAGTTATAACGTGATATATCAAAGTGTTTAACTCAACATTAAAAGACACGACCATATCAACAATTCCACCTGTTGGATGATTAGGGTCATTTACAAACCAATATAAAGTTTCTCTTTGACCGTCTTCATAAGCTCCTATACATCTAGCCTGACTGCTTAAATCAACACCATTATATTGTAATGAAGTTAACTGAGTGTTCCCTTTCGTATTTTCAACAGACCCAACCTCTGATTCTTCAGTTGAACCTAGACGAAGATTCATAGCATCAACATACTCGCCATTAGGTAGCAAGCGTTCGTCAACGCTTTTATTCATTCGTCCTGCAATAAAATTCCTAGTAGTTTTTGCCATGCTTATTTAATCCACTTATCCATACCTCTCATGTTCTGTAACAATCGCCCTGGATGTATATTACTTATTCTAATTTTAGCGTTTCTTAATAATGAAGAGCTTCTTTTTCTAGCTCTATTCACAACATATTCTTGAACTCCAAATTTACTATTTAAAATAGCATATTGAATGTAAGCGTATACATACTCTTCAAAAAGTTTGTTGACAGTTACTAATGAATCATCTCCATTTTCCATTCCGTCTGACACATATTCTACAATACATAAGTTACCTGCCATATCAGAACTAAAATTAATAACTCCTCCTTTAGGGTCTATCTTAAATGTTGGATTAGCATTCGCTGTTTCAGTATTTAATCCGTACTGAGCTCCCACGCCATAATCAAAATACCACTCCCCATCCACACAATAACCTTCTCTATTATTGTAAGGACTTTGGTCATTAAGGTAAATGCTTTTTTTAGTTCCCTCTACTCTTTGTAAATCTATAAAAGCCTGCGAAGGTTTTAATATATTTCCATCATGGTCAAATAATATTCTACATGTATTATCCTGAAGATAAGCGTCACTCCAGTTTGTTTGTATGTTTTCAGTTAATGGTCTTAGAACACCATCTTTATATAAAGAAACTCTAACCCAGTTTACATAATCCTGTGGAAGAACGAATCGTAATCTTTCACAAACATCTAGTTCTAGAATTTTTATTTCTTTAAAAGCATCATAGTTTAGTTCTTGTATAGCTCGTTTTGCGTGAAATAGAACTCTATATCTTTCCTCGTTATTAACTAAGCTGTGGTTACCAGCATACATCAACATAAAGTTATTTACTATGTCGTATAAGCTTACATACTGGTAAGACCCCCAGTTTGCTTGTTCTGTATGTGGATTACCTGTATTTTCGTAATATGTATAATCATTTATATATGCCATTATTTTTCTTTTTGCGTTTCAATAGTATCCAATCCTGTTGCAAACTGTGTAACTTGAGTTTCTCTTATAGACATTCCTGCATATTGTAATATCTTATTTACTAGTGTGGGTTCATCTTCTAATGGAATCTCAAAATCTTGATACAATGCACTAGATGAATCAAACGAAGGTTCTCCTCCTACTAACTGCACGTATGTCCATTTAGGGTCTTTAGGGTATCTAATATACTGACACTTAACTCTACCAATAGAGGTTATATCTTCAGGGAATACATCTAACGATACACTCTCTGTCGTATAAGCTGGATAAGAAGAGTTAGGAGATGTAAGTATAGAGTTATTTAACATTGTTATTTTAGTATGTGTAACTCTTTCTGCTTCATTAAACATTGTCCCTTTTTGGTATATGGAATATTTTGTACCAACAGGACCAGTTTGATTAGGTGAAACCTGTAGTGTAGTGCTATTAACTACAGTTACTACTTTTAGATATTGAACACCATTATTTTCAAGTGCTACAATATCCCCTACACTAATATCACTAAAATCAGCATTAGCGTCTATAATTCTATTTTGTCCACCGCTAGTACCAGTTGTTGTTCCTTCATCTAAAACTTTATCGAATACTAAAACTTTGTTTAATAAGTAGTAATCACTACCTGTTGTAGCTAGTGAAGGAACAGAATAAGTATTATCTACCTGATTATATAATCCTGCTGTTACAGAAAATAAGTCAATCGCTTCCTCATATATTCTTTTAATGTCCGCTAATCCTATTCCTGATTTTCTAGCATTCTCTTGATTTACCTGATAGTTATACTGATAAAAGTAATCTTCAAATATATCTAATTGAGCTTGCTTTGCGTAAAGGTTAAAATCACTAGGAGTAATATATCCGTAGTTGTTTTTATTAAGGACCGACAGCACTGTTTCTCGTACCGAATTAATAATGCTCATCTGTTAAATTATTTAATACAAAGATAAGTAAAAAAAAAGAGGTTGCATTTTTGCAACCCCTTGGTATAACGTTAATAGAAATACTATCTTTTGTTTTCTAGATTTTTTTCTAAAAATTTTAATATGTCAACTCCTTCATCAGTTTGTAAATATGAAGAGATTACATAATAAGGGTCTTCCCCAAAAGGAAGGTTTAACATCCTCTTCTTATTTTTAGGGGTATTAAAGTATACGTCTTTTTTATTATTTTTAAATATTAATACCTTATGTGAAAAGAATTCTTGAACTAAAGAATTTAACTTTAATGTAGGGTCTTTAACAGCGTTTAAAAATTGTGCTGGCTCTTGCTCTGCAAAAATTAAAATATCTCTTCTTAGCTCAGCTGAGGTGGTTCTAGATACATCTGTATTAAACAACACTCTAGCTAAAGATTCTACTTGTTCTATATCTAATTGTCTAGCTTCTATTAAAGCATCTACTCTAGAATTTAAAACATCCATCTCTTTCTGAGCGTCTTTTTCTGTATTAACCTCTACAAATTTAGAACCGTTCATTGGGTGATAATGTAAAAACTCCTGAAGAACTGGATTAGTTCTAGATACATGTAAAAATCCATCTTCAAAAATAACAGGTTCCACAATAGCGTTTCCATCCTGCTCATCTTCAAAAGGACTTTTTTGATTTCGTGCATATCGCAAAGCTCTGTTTTCACCCTTAGCTTCATCAAAATGCATTAATGGGTATCTTCTTGAATTTCTAGTTGGCAGCATAAAAGAAAGGGGTGCTGCTTCTTTGGTAAGTTTATAAGTCTTATTGACAAAATTATTTTTTTTCATTTGATTAAAATTTAATTATTAAAAAAAAGGGAGGGCACTAAACACCCTCCCCTGTATTCACATTATTATGATTGGAAAATAACAAAGTTATTTGCTCCCATAGTACATACACATCTTTCAGATAGGAAGTTTACTTCCATTGCATCTAAATCAGATGTTGCTGCTCCACCAGCTGAACCTGTAATCCAAGTCTTGTAACGTCTGTCTTCAGTTTCTGAAGCTCTGTAACGCACGTGTAAGAAAGGACGCTTAGCATTCTTTCCTAAGATTTGGTCATATACAGTAGTAGAACCTGCAGGAACTAACATACCATTTACAGCACCAGTTCCAGTAAGACCTCCACGCATAGTTGGGTCGTTTAGGTATTTCCAGTCAGACTTATAGAAGTCATATCCTCTACGGAATCCTGTAAATCCTAAGTTAAGAGCCATCTCTTCATCATTGTCAAATAGACCGTAAGAAGTACCATTAGCTCCACCACCTTGAGCAGAACCATTAAGCTCAGCTAACATGTCATCAATATCAAATCCAAACTGACGGTTTAAGAAAAGTACATTCTCTTCAATCGCCCCTTGCTTATCTAAACGAGAAATGATAGTATCGAAATCCGCTAGAGCTGTTGGGTTTCCACCTGCCCATACGTTTCCTCTGTTTTCCACTACGTGGAATACACCTTCAGAACCTTTGTTTCCTACATCTCCACCTGCAGCAATTGCTCCAGAACCTGCTTCAGCTGGTACTGCTTCAATCATTGCTGTTTCTAAGAAGTAGTCAAATCGTAATCTTGTTTCATGCTCTGACTTCAAATACCATAAGTATCCTGATGCTCCATTCTCTGAAGTTACTTCAATCCATCCGATTTGAGCCATATCTGAACCAGATACTGCGTACTTATCTTTTATGATAATTGGAGAGTTATCGAAGATTTCATCTTCAGCCTCTAAAGAACCTTGCATTCCGTTGCTTCCTTTTTTAAATTCAGAACCATAGATAAAGATAGTTGCATCAGCATTTCCTGCTCCTGTACCACCTGTAAATCCTTGAGCATTGTAAAAAGCAACTACGATTTGGTTGGCGTTTAAACCACCTGCTACACCTACTGCAGTAACAATACCTTTAAATTCTCCTGTTCCGTCATTTTTAGAAACTACAACAGTTTGACCTACACGAATTGCAATTGTTCCAGCAGTTAAGCCTGTTGCAGCTCGGTCTGGTACTAACGCATCGTTAATATCAAATGTTACATTGTCTCCAGCAACTACTGCTGCTGTACCACACTGTGTGTATTTAGTGTGTAATCTACCTTGCTCTGCCCACTTCACTAAGTCAGAGTTACTTGGTAACTCTGCTCCTACTAAACGTAAGAAAGAAGAGATAGTTCTATTACCATAACGCTCGAACTCTTTCTCGTACGTATCTGGTAAGTACTGATTCAAAAAGTTGAAATCAGTAATGTAATTAGTAGCCAACGGCACTTGCTGTGGTGCTGGCTGTAATTGAAATCCTGGACCTACTGGGGTAGTATTTGGTCCTAATAATTGTCCTGCCATTTTTAATTTTTTAAAATGTTAATTTTTATTTTTTATACTTCTAATTTTTAAACCTTTTCCAGTACTTGGGTTCATTGCACGAAACTGAGTTCCTC